GTTTATTGTCATAATCGCCATGTGCTTCATTCCGTTTACACAACCATATGTCGAGGAAGGGTTTGCGGCTCTTTCTCGTACACCAGAGTGGTTCCAGTGGGCGATGTACGCTTCAATCGGCGCAAGCTTCGGAATACGCGGGATAAAAGGATTTAAAAAATGAATAAGGATAAATTACGCGAAGAAATCGCTGAAGATGAGGGGTGCAAATACGAGATCTATTTAGACCACCTTGGTTTGCCAACTTGCGGCATAGGACATCTAATTACTGAAAGTGATGAAGAACACGGTAAACCTGTCGGCACTATTGTTGAGCAAGAACGAGTCAAACAACTATTTACTTTAGACATGGCAGTGACCATTGATGAGTGCAAAGTATTATACCCAGACTTTGATGACCTACCAGAGGAATGCCAGCATATCATTGCAAACATGATGTTTAATATGGGCAGACCCAGACTCAGCAAGTTCAAAGGCATGAAAGCTGGTGTGGATGCCAGAGACTGGAATACCGCAGCAGATGAGATGGTAGATTCCAGATGGTATACTCAGGTTCCTAATCGCGCACGGCGTCTGGTAGATCGTATGAGGACTCTTGCAGAAACGGATTAGTGTGTTATAAGAACACCTGAGAGTTAATGCGGAGTTATCAGAGTGGATGAGGTTTATTTTGCGGAGGCTGTCTTCCGCATAGTTAAAGAAAGACGGCAAGCTATTTATGATTTGTTAATCTATGACAACGTAAGTAGCATGGAGCAATATCGTGAGCTCATGGGTAATTTGAAAGCCCTAGATCACGTGGAACAGGAACTCAAGAGCCTGCTAGATAAACAGGAGCGAAGTGATGATTGACTTAGAAGCTGCATCTGAAGGTGTGGCAAATCTATCAGAGGCTTACAAAGAGCCAAGCGATAGAGTCTTAGACCCCGAATCCATAGGGGGTTCTCTCTTAGAAAGAATGCCAGATCCAACAGGATGGCGTATTTTGGTCTTACCTTACAGGGGTAAGGGCAAAACTGATGGTGGCATTTATCTTCCTGACACAGTTGTTCAAGAGCAAACGGTATCTACACAGGTAGGTTACGTCCTAAAGGTGGGTTCGTTGGCTTACAAAGATACAGAGAAGTTTCCTACGGGAAGTTGGTGTGAGCAGGGGGACTGGGTGATGTTTGCGCGTTACTCAGGCTCACGCTTCAAAATAGACGGTGGGGAAGTTCGTATTTTGAACGATGACGAAATATTGGCGAAGATTAAAGAACCGGAAGATATCCTTCATTTCTAGGAGAAATAAATGGCAGAAGAAAAACAACAGATTGAATTAGATCTGGAAGATGAGCAAGATACGGAAGTTGAGGTTGAGGCAGCTAAAGAAGAGCCGCAAGTAGAGGCTGCAACAGAGGATCAGTTTGAAAAAGCTGAGAGTAACACTCAAAAACGTATTGATCGTTTGACTAAGAAAATGCGTGAAGCAGAGCGCCAGAAAGACGAGGCGCTTCGGTATGCACAAGGTGTTCAGGCGGAGGCCGCGCAGCTTAAAGATCGCATGAACGCGATGGACACGAATTATGTTAACGAATACAGCAATCGTGTTACCAGCGAGATGGGCACTGCTGAAGGTGAACTGGCTCGTGCTATTGAAATAGGTGACACAAACGGTGTTGTGGAAGCGCAGCGTAAGATCACTAGGCTTGCAATAGAGAACGATAGAGCCGAGCAGGCAAAGGCTCAACAACAGCGTTATGCACAGCAGGCGCAGGCTCAAGCACAGACTCAAGTTCAGCAGCCCATGCCGCAGCAACAACCACGTCGTCCTGATCCAAAAGCAGAAAGTTGGGCACAACGGAATGAGTGGTTTGGAACGGATGAGGCCATGACATATGCCGCTTTTGGCGTTCACAAAAAACTTGTCGAAAATGAAGGGTTTGACCCGCAGAGCGATGAGTATTATAGTGAGTTAGACAAGCGTATGCAGAGCGAGTTTCCGCATAAGCTTAAAAACGGGGAAGGCAAACGGCCCGCTCAGACGGTTGCTTCCGTATCCCGATCATCTTCTGGGCGCAGTAGTGGGAAAAAGGTTAGACTCACCCCTAGCCAAGTCGCGATAGCGAAAAAATTGGGTGTGCCGCTTGAAGAATACGCGAAATACGTGAAGGAGTAAGTTGATGTCAGAAGAACAAAAAGAAATGTTTGAAGGCGGAATTAAACGTACTTCTCGCGCAAACCAAACTAGGGAGAAAACGGCGCAGCGTAAGCCGTGGGCTCCCCCGTCTATGTTGGACGCACCGCCTGCACCGGATGGTTATAAGCATCGTTGGATCAGGGCTGAAACCCGTGGTTTTGACGATACTAAAAACATTAGCGCAAAAATGCGTGAAGGTTATGAGCTTGTTCGTAGGGATGAGTATCCAGACTTTGAGGCCCCGGTAATTGACTCAGGTAAGTATGAAGGTGTGTTTGGAGTAGGTGGTTTAATGCTAGCTCGTATCCCAGATGAAACGGTTGCGGAAAGGACAGCTTACTTCAATTCAAGAAGTGCTGACCAGATGCAAGCGGTAGACTCTGATATGATGCGAGAGAATGCACATTCGACTATGACGATCAATAAACCAGATCGTCAATCTCGTGTAACTTTTGGTGGCCCGCAGAAATGATGGCTACCTCTTTGTCAAATAGGAGTAACTAATGGCAAATACCCTAACAGGTGGTTTTGGCCTTCGTCCTATTGGTAAAACGGGCGGTAATCCTAATAACAACGCTACGACGATGTATGAGATTGCCAGCAACTACACTACTGCTATCTATAACGGTGGGATTGTTATTCCACTCGCAGGGGGCACAATCGCTATTTCCGATCAGGCTGTAGCACCTCTTGGTGTTTTAGGTGGTGTTGAGTACGTTGACTCCGTAACCGGTAAGAACACCCACCTTAATTATTGGCCCGGTTCAAACGCTGTAAGTGTTAACACCAACTTTCCGGTGAAAGCTTACGTGTATGATGATCCAATGCAGCTATATGTTGTAGTGGCAGACGGCACAAACACTGACCGGGCAACAGCCTTGGCAGATGTCTTCGCTAACTGCGACATGGCAAGTGTTAACAACGGTAGCACAAATACAGGCAAGTCCTCTGACATGCTTGATATTAGCACCGCTGCAACAACTGCCGGTTTGGATGTTCGTATTGTCGGACTCTATGAAGAGGAAGGCAACACGGATTATTCCGCAGTTGGACATCAGTATATCGTTCGTTTGAACGCACCTTTCAACTCAGGCTTTGCTGCTGCCGTAGGCACCGCAGCGAACACCGGCATATAGGAGGCTAGGAAATGGCTATTTCAAGAGCACAACTAGCTAAAGAGCTAGAACCCGGTCTAAATGCACTTTTTGGGCTTGAGTATGATCGTTATGAAAACGAACATGCTGAGATCTTTGCAGAAGAAGCATCTGATCGTTCATTTGAAGAAGAAGTGATGCTTGGGGGTTTCTCAACAGCACCGACTAAGGAAGAGGGCGCAGCCGTCTCCTTTGATGATGCTCAAGAGACATTCACAGCGCGGTACACACACGAGACAATCGCTTTGGCCTTTTCAATCACTGAGGAAGCCATTGAGGATAATCTGTATGACCGTCTGGCATCTCGCTACACCAAGGCTCTGGCCCGCTCAATGGCTCAGACCAAGCAGATTAAAGCTGCGGCTATTCTGAACAATGCGTTCAGCACAGGCGCTTCTGCAATCGGCGACGGTGCAGCACTTTGCTCATCTTCACACCCATCACTCTCAGGCAACCAGCGTAACCTGCTGTCAACTGCTGCTGATTTGAATGAAACTTCACTTGAGCAGATGTTGATTGATATCGCCGGTTTGACTGACGAGCGTGGTCTCAAAATTGCAGTTCGTGGAACGAAGCTAATCATTCCAAAAGAGTTGCAGTTTATTGCAGAGCGTGTGATTAACTCAAACTTGCGTTCAGCAACGGCTGATAACGACGCAAACGCTATCAAGAACATGGGTATGCTGCCTGAGGGTGCAGTCGTAAACCACTTCTTGACAGACACGGATGCGTTCTTCATCAAGACCGATGCACCAAACGGTTTCAAATACTTCAACCGTTCTCCAATCAAAACTGCAATGGAAGGTGACTTTGACACCGGCAACATGCGGTTTAAGGCCCGTGAGCGTTACAGCTTCGGCGTTTCTGATTGGCGTTGTGTGTTTGGAACACCGGGCGCAGCATAATAACCTCTTTTCCTGTAGAGGTTTCAAAGGGCGGCTTCACAGTCGCCCTTTTTTATTGTATGGTTGTTTTATCCTGACAGCCCATAATGGGCTGACAATAGCCAAGACAGGAGAAATAAATGGCTACAACTACTTTTTCGGGCTCCGTCCGTTCAAAATCAGGTTTTAAAGTAATCAACGAGGGCTCCGGCACTGGTGCGATTACAGAAACAGGCTTTTCCATAAATTCAACGGGTCAGTTGATTTCTTTGGGTTCAAGAAAAATACAAACTTTCGTAGGTTCATTAGCAGACACAGATACCAGCACACAATACGCTGACGGCGATGTTCTAGTAGAACTGGGCACCCTTAATACAGATCATCCTGATGAGCTTGTAACGGCGTCAAAATTCTTCATTCACAAAGCTGTGATCGGTATCACCACTGCTGCTGGGCAGACTTTGGTCGGCTCTTTACAGTTGAGTGCTACAAGTGGTACCGCAACTAACACGGCAGTATCATCAGGTACAGAGATTGTTGGAGCCGGTGTAACAGCCTTTTCACCAACATTGTCTGCTGCGCTATCCGTGACTGAGGTTGATATTAATTTTAATAACTCAGCCGGTAATTATCATGTGTTTGAGCCAAATGTTACTGCTGCGATTGCAAGTAAGCATTTGTACGCTGCGGCCACAACCACGCTAAACGCAGACGCAACAGCAGGTAGATTTACGGTTGAACTAGAATACTCAGTATTCTAAGGAGGCTGAAATGGCGGATGCTGTAACCTCACAAACCATAATCGACGGTCCTAAACACGTCGTTATGAAATTCACCAATGTCTCTGATGGGAGTGGAGAGTCTGCCGTAAAAAAAGTAGACGTTTCTGCTCTTGCCAGCAGTTTAGATGGTGTTGCGTGTAGTGAGGTCGTCATAGAGCGTATATGGTGGCAGTGTAACGGCATGAAAGTACAAATGCTG